TCGCTGCTGTTTGGTCGGTTAAGTCCAAGCGTGTCGCTGCCCAAGACTAAGAAAGTTACGTACTGACCCACTGAAGAAAGGAGGGGATAAGGCATGTTCGGTTTCTCTCCTTTCTCAGGGTCAGCATTTTCCGATATCAAAGAAACTAACCGGGTAGCCGTAGAGCTAACCGGGTTTACGCTTGACGTCATCGACGACGGTGTAGGCGTATCTGCGGGCGGTAGTATAACCGTAGACCCTAATGACGATATTGGTACGGGCCAGATTGGCACACCGTTTATAAGTGGTGACGCCAACGTCTCTGCGGTAGCGGTAACTGCGCAAGCTGCACTTGGCTCCGTGCTTATACAAGCAAAAGCTACCACCGCTCTTACTTCCGTATCTGCCGAAGGTCTGGTGGGCACGGCTAACGCCGTCGTTAATACAGCCGCAGCGGTATCCGGCTTAACTGCATCAGGTGCAATTGGTTCGGTAACTACTTCGGGTATTGCAAAAGTAACCGTGACAGGGCTGCAAGCCACTGCTTCTCTCGCCTCTGTATCCATACTTCTCTCGCAACGCGTACGCGTAACGGGCTTAACAGCTACCGGTCAGGTAGGAACCACTAGCGTAGTAGCCAGTTGTAAAGTCTTCCTCACTGGTGTACAAGCCGCAGGATTAGTCACAACTCCGTTAGTATGGAGCGTTATTAACGATAACCAAACACCAAACTGGGTGCCGGTCAATGACACTCAAAGTAGCAACTGGACGCAAGTGAACGACGGCAATGCCGTAGTGTGGGTGCAGATACCGACGTAAGGAACGAAGATGCCAAGTACATACAGCAACCTTAAAATTCAGCTAATGGCAACGGGTGAGAACAACACCTCATGGGGTGACGTCACTAACGTCAACCTCGGCACTGCACTAGAAGAAGCTATCGTCGGTTCTGCTGATGTTACTTTCTCCAGCGGCAACGTCACGCTGACGCTCACCAACACCAACGCATCTCAGACGGCGCGTAACTTACGTCTACGTTGCACAGGGACAACTGGCGGGTCAACTCGCAACCTCGTAGTTCCTTCGATTGAGAAACCGTACATTATTCAGAACGAGTGCGCGGACAGCATCCTTGTTAAGACTGCGGCTGGTACCGGCGTCACCGTACCCGCAGCTTCTACGACTTGGGTCTACAGCGACGGCGTTAATGTTGTTAGTGCTCTTTCCTACGCGCCGTCCCTAAGCGCTACAGACGTGGTCGCAATTAACGGCATAATTGGTGGCCTGACTACAGTAAACCTCACGTCTACAAATATAAACGCTACGACGGCGGTGCTTACAAACCTGACGTCTACAAATGTTGCCTCTACGAACGTCAACGCCACAACTGCGATACTTACGAACCTGACGTCTACGAACGCTACGACCACAAACTTAACTGCTACGACAGTACTAGACGCAGGCACCATAGGTGCAGCGGCTCCCGGTTTCCGTGGTCTACCGCAGAACGCCCGGACCGGCGCTTACACGCTGGCGTTGTCTGATGCAGGCAAGCAGGTTTCCAACACGACCGGCGGCTGGGTTATTCCGGCTAACGGTTCGGTAGCCTTTCCCATCGGCACAGCAATCGCCCTATATAACGACAGCGGCAGTAACCAGACAATCAGCATCACGACAGACACGCTACGTCAGGCAGGGACTGCGAACACAGGCTCGCGTACTCTCGCTCAATATGGCCTAGCAACGTGCGTCAAAGTTGCCTCTACTACGTGGGTAATCAGCGGCGCGGGTCTCAGCTAATGACCGGGATTATATGCGCACTGGCTGGGAGTGGCGGGTCGGTATATGTAGGAGCCGCAACGGTAACTGTTGGGTTCGCGTCTGCTGGCGGTTTCAGTAGCTACGGTAAGGGCGGCGGCGGCCAAGGCAGCGTCACGCCAACGACATGGGCAAACAGCGGCTTGACTATTGATACGCTTAAAGACGTTTATAGTTCTGGCGTGCCAGCGTGGTTAGATTTCACGGTTATTGGAAGCGCGCCTAATTCTGGATGGGAAACACTGACTGTCGGGGGAACCACGATAAACCGCGTTGACGGCTCGTATACTAACAATGGGTCAACGACGACATGGATATTTAATGGCGCGCCCGTCGTATTCGGCACAACTGTTGGCGCTACGAGGTCAATCGTATGGGCATAACAATCTTCTACCCAGCAAACGAAGCTGAATGGTACGCCAAGGGTACGCTCGAGGACGGCACCTATTTTGAGGTGCCCGCTGTGTTTAATCTAGATGGCACTTGCGATACTGTAGCTACAGATGCAAAAGTGCAGTTTCTAATCTTTGCCTTGAGTGAAAAAAGCTAATGCCATTCATCAAGCTCCAGTTTAAACCCGGCGTGAACCGCGACCAGACCAACTACTCGAACGAGGGTGGCTGGTTTGAGTGCGACAAAATCAGGTTCCGTTCCGGCTATCCTGAGAAGCTTGGCGGCTGGCAGCGTTCTGCCCCCAGTGATTTCGTCGGCTACTGCCGTCAGATGTTGAACTGGATTACGACATACAGCGATGACATGCTCGCCATGGGCACTAACGCCAAAGTCTACATCGAGATTGCCGGTAACTTCTACGACATCACACCGCTACGTGATACCGACCCAGTTCTTTCTACCACGGCTACTGACAACTGCATAAACACGACGAACGCCACCACAACTATTACTGTTAACCTTGGAGCTACTGCGCATGGTGCGCAGACTGGTGACTACGTAGTTATTGCAGGTGTTACCGGCTCCGGCAGTCCATCCGCTATTGGCGGCATCCCCATTACCGAGATTAACGGCACCTATGAGATAACCCGTGTAAACAACTTTATCTTTACCTACACAGTTAGCACGGCTGCTACGTCAACTGTTTCTGCCGCAGGCGGCACAGCTATAACCCTGTCTTTTCAGATTAGTCCCGGTAACGCCATAACAGTTGGCGGCTACGGGTGGAACGTCGGTACATGGGGTCGTGGTGATTGGGGCACGGGTACCATTACTCCTGTGTTCTTGCCGCAACGCGACTGGTGGTTTGATAACTTCGACAACGACCTCGTTATGAATATCCGTAACGGCGAAGGCTACTGGTGGGTACGTGGCACTACGGAAGACCCCGGCCCTGCTTTGTCTACGCCAGCTATTCGCCTTGCAGATTATGCTGATAACGAAGGGTTTGACCCAGATGCAGTACCTGCGCAGATTATGCAGTTGTTGGTATCGCAGCAGGACCGCCACTTGATTGCCTTTGGCGCGGTGCCGTTTGGCTCTACGAGCATAACAGACTTTGACCCGCTGCTTATCCGTTGGGCCGACCAAGACACGCCGGGTGACTGGACTCCTACACAGACTAACACTGCAGGTGACCTTCGGGTTTCACGTGGCTCGCGTATCGTACGGGCACTGCCTACTCGGCAGGAAATCTTGGTCTGGACTGACACCCACCTTTTCACCCTGCAGTTTCTCGGCACCTCAGACGTGTTCGGGCTTCAGGAGTATGCCGATAACATATCAGTTATGTCGCCTCGCGCCATGGCATCCGCTGCTAACATTACGTACTGGATGGGGCAAGACAAGTTCTATGCCTATACAGGTCGCGTCGAGACACTGCCATGCTCACTGCGTAACCACGTGTTCAACAACTTCAACATCAACCAAGCAGACCAAGTGGTGTGTGGTACTAACGAGCGTTGGAACGAGATATGGTGGTTCTACCCAACCGAGCAGAGCGACTATAACGATGCCTATGTTGTCTATAACCACCTTGAGCGCATCTGGTACTACGGCACTATAGACCGCACTGCATGGCTCGACACCGCGCTGCGGAACTACCCGCAAGCTACCAACACTCCGGGCGGCACAGACGCAGGTGTACTGTATATTCATGAGTTTGGTGTTAACGACGACGCACTGCCTATGGACAGCTATATCCAATCGTCGGACTTCGACCTCGAGGACGGCGACCAGTTCATGCTAACTCGGCGTATACTACCTGACATTAACTTCAGTGGTTCGGTAGCTGATAACCCAGAAGTCACACTGCAAATACGC